CTGAAGGATTGGTTGATAATCTTTCAGAAACTAGTTGGCTATCCATGTTGGGTGGTGGAGTTGGTATTGGGTTTGGTATACGAAGCCCAGATGATAAGTCAACTGGTGTTATTACCCATCTTAAGACGTATGATGCCAGTTCACTCGCATATCGACAAGGTAAGACTCGTCGTGGTTCATATGCGTGTTATATCGATATTGATCATCCTGACATTATTCAGTTTATGGAGATGAGAAAACCAACTGGTGATCCTAATCAAAGGTGCTTAAATTTACACCATGGACTCAATATCAGTAATAAATTTATGGAACTTATTGAGACCTGTATGAGGGATAAAGAGGCTGACGATAGTTGGGATCTTATTGACCCCCATGATGGAGAGATTAAGGATACTGTATCTGCCAAAGATCTATGGCAACGAATCCTTGAAACTCGTATGATTACAGGTGAGCCATATATCCATTTCATTGATACTTCTAATGATAACCTCCCTGATTTTTTAAAGGAAAAGGGATTATCCATTAAACAGTCTAATTTGTGTTCTGAAATTATTTTACCAACAGGGGCAGATAGAACAGCTGTATGTTGTCTATCGTCCCTTAATCTTGAGTACTTCGATGAATGGTCGAAGAATAAACAGTTCCTTAGAGATGTTCTTGAGATGTTGGATAACGTATTAGATCGATTTATTAAAGATGCGCCAGACGCTATCAGTAGGGCTAAATACTCTGCATTACAAGAAAGATCCGTTGGTGTTGGTGCACTTGGCTTCCACGCATATTTACAAAAGAATGGTATTCCTTTTGATTGCGCATTGGCTAAATCATCTAATATGAGGATCTTTCGTCATATCCGAAAGGGATTAGATAATGCGAATATTGAACTTGGAAAATTACGCGGTGAAGCACCTGATGCAGTTGGGTCTGGCCTTCGGAATAGTCACGTTATGGCTATCGCTCCTAATGCTAGTAGCAGTATCATTATGGGAAATACTAGTCCATCCATTGAGCCCTGGAGGGCCAATGCTTATCGACAAGATACACTCTCTGGTAGCTTCCTTAATAAAAACCGTCACCTCGATCTTCTAATTAAGAAGAAATGTAAGGAAGATGATTCCCTCGATTATGATAAATGTTGGAGGGATATTATTGCGCATGATGGTTCAGTCCAACATGTCAAATACCTTTCTGATGAAGAAAAAGAGGTATTTAAGACAGCTATGGAGATTGACCAGAGGTGGGTTATTGAACATGCTGGAGACCGTCAGAAGTTTATTGATCAAGCTCAATCAGTAAACCTATTCTTCCGACCGGACTCAAATATTAAATACATTCATGCAGTCCATTTTAGTGCATGGAAACAGGGGTTGAAGACGTTATATTATTGTCGTTCTGAGAAAATTGGCAAGGCCGATAAAGTGGCAAGTAAGATTGAACGGCAAGTGATTAAAGAAATTGATTTTGGAGCTTTGGCTGATGGAGACCAGTGTATCGCATGCGAGGGCTGATAACTTTGGGAAACGTTCCCCAGTTATACTATACAAAGAGTCCCTTGATAAATTAAATGAGTGGCGTGGACCTATCAATGATAAGATAGATAAGACCACTCTTATAACTAAATATCCCAGAAAGATAGATTATTGGGATGGCGATGATCGGTGTAATTTACTATTTCAGCCAATCATTAAGTATTCACAGCATAAGAACCTATGCCCTACAGTCATATTCTTCCATGGCGGTGCTTGGGTTACTGGTGAGAGTAAGGATTTCTATTTTCTTACCAAGCACTGGAGAAAATGGAATTTAGTTATTCCCAATTATATCAGAATGGTTGATGGTCAACAAAACATGCAGCATACTATGCAGTCTGTTATTGAGGCTATTTTATATACTAGGAATCATCTTATTGGTCATGGAGCTCCACTTTACCTTATGGGTCATTCAGCTGGTGCACATTTAGCAGCATTCGCTACGACCCTATTACGCGTTGACGGTTTCATCGGATTAAGCGGTATATATAATCTTAAGAAGTCGTCACTCGTTCGAAATGTTGGCGAACATTTTCCCGATCAGGATTTCGATCCTTGGTGTGCTGGTCGTTTTGATACATTGGCTAGTAAAGTGTTACTTAGTCGTGGTGATCAAGAAGACCACATACATCATCATATACGATACTTGCAGGCGGCGTGGGATGTAGATATGGACGTTTATATCCCATACAATACGGATCATTTTACTATTATCCATGAGTTGGTAAATAGACAATCAAAGTTATATCAGAAGATAGAGGAATTCATCAATGGCTAAGCTTACCGAGGAACGAGATTATTTCAAACCATTTAACTACCCTTGGGCTTATGATCGTTGGTTGAAACATGAACAATCTCATTGGTTACATACTGAAGTACCGATGGCTGAAGACGTAAAGGACTGGAAGAGCAAGTTGACTCAAGAGGAGAAATATTTTTTGAGTCAGATATTTCGTTTCTTTACCCAATCAGATATTGATGTAGCTGGTGGGTATGTTAACAATTACTTACCCTATTTTCCACAACCCGAAGTGCGTATGATGTTAACTGGATTCGCTGCTAGAGAAGCACTTCATATCGCAGCGTATAGTCATCTTATCGAAACAATCGGTATGCCAGAATCTACATATAATGAATTTTATGAATATGAGGAGATGACTGAGAAACACGACTTCTTCAAGTCTAAGATTACCAATGGCGCTACACTCCCTGTTAAAATTGCTGCAATCTCAGCGTTTACTGAAGGATTAGCCCTATTTTCATCGTTTATTATGTTACTTAATTTCCCTCGACATGGAAAGATGAAGGGTATGGGACAAATCGTTACCTGGTCAATTGTTGATGAGACACAACATGCTGAAGGTATGATTCAATTGTTCCGTACACTTGTTGAAGAGAATCGACCTCTTTGGAATGATGAGACCAAGTCACAAATCTATTCTATTTGTGAGAAGATGGTTAAATTGGAAGACAAATTTATTGACCTCGCATATCGCTTAGGTGATGTAAAAGGGCTTCGAGCAGAAGAGGTAAAGGAATATATACGATATATTGCCGATCGAAGACTGATTTCGATGGGTATGAAAGGCATTTACAAACGGAAGAATAACCCGTTACCATGGGTAGAGGAGATGATTAATGCTCCAACGCATACTAACTTTTTTGAAAATAGAGCAACAGATTACGCTAAAGGCGCTTTATCCGGAAATTGGGATGAAGTGTGGGGTACGGCATAAGAGGAATTAATGATAGTAGATAGGGAAGAATGCCCAAATTGTGGCAGTATTTATTCAATTCATTATAAAGATGAAGAGACAGGAGAAGCTCCAACCTTTTGTCCCTTTTGTGGAGAGTGTTTAGAAGATTGGGACCCAGATACAGAAAATGAGCTGTGGGAAGAAGAATACGATGAATAATCCTTGGTATATATGGGTCGCGTGTGGTGGTGTTTTATTGGCTGCGGCACTATTAGTATATTTGAAACTGATAGGGTTCACAATAGGTTAATAAATAGATATGAGGAGATTGTACATATGTTGACGCTTACAAGTTCAGCCAAAGAGTATATGGACAGTGTAAGAGGTGACAGCTACGTAACTCTTGGTGTAAAGGGTGGTGGATGTTCTGGTTTTCAGTATGTCTGGGGTTTAACTGATGATATGATCGACGATCATGTTAATTGGTCAGATCCAGTAGAAGATACATTGGTATTGGACCCTGTAGCTGAAATGTATGTATTGGGAAGTGTTATAGATTATGTAACTGAACTAGGAGGGTCGTTTCTGGCCGTGAAGAATCCAATGGCGGCTTCTTCCTGTGGCTGTGGCGAATCCTTTGGGATGTGAGGAAATAATGGTATCATCTATTGCTCCTATTGGAGCTGTGGGAACATACCCGGTTTTATATGACTCTTATTATACCCCATCTGTATATTGGACTCATAGAGTCACGGCTACACAAGCTGCAGATGCGGTGCAACATATTACGGAAAAGGTAGAAACTACTATCGGCGGTACATTGACTAATACGTCACAGACCGTTGTAACAGTGTATGACAGGTTTGGTAACTTACAAACCATTCCTGATCAATCATGGAGTATCGCTACCTATGCATAATAATGGATTACGTGGATTGGACATTCAACGGACAACCGTTCGTTAACCCAGAAAAATATGTAGGATTTTGTTACTGTATAACTCATTTACCCTCAGGTAAGCGATATCTAGGGCGTAAATATTTCTGGTCAGTCAGAAAGGTTAAAGGTAAGAAAAGACGTCAAAGGAGTGAATCCAATTGGCGTACGTACTGGTCATCATCCAAAGTATTACAGGATATGGTCAAGGAAGAGGGTGAGCATAACTTCACTCGAGAAATTATATCACTTCATACCACTAGAGGTGATGTAAACTATACTGAGGTAAAACTTCAGTTCTTATGTAATGTGTTGGAGAGTGATGAGTGGATCAATGACAACATCAATGGAAAATGGCAACGCAAACCCGAGCACATTGTCAATGGCCGGGTCATCAGTGAGACATGGGAAGTACCGGTTCGATTATCGTTCCAAACACAGACCTTATGAATCATGGGATCAATTTTTGGTGAGAAATATGGGTGAAACTGACGGACATCGTATCCCTCCTCATCTGGGTGGACATTTAAATAAGACCCACACAGATAGGGGAGTGCTGGTACACCTTATAAATAATTTAGAAATCAACTCTATGATAGATATTGGTTGTGGTCCAGGAGATATGGTTGAAATAGCCAAAGATCGTGGATTACGGAGTCTTGGAGTTGATGGTGATTGGAGTCTAAAAGAGACTTGGAATAGAAAGGGCATTGATGTCCTTGAACATGATTTTACGTTAGGTCCTCCAGATAACCTAACAGAATTCGACCTAGCTTGGTCAGTTGAATTCCTTGAACATGTCGAGGAGAAATTTGTACCTAATTTTATGGCAGTATTTGAACAGTGCAAATACGCGGTAGTTACCGCAGCGCCACCTGGTCATGGTGGACACCATCACGTTAATGAACAAACCCAGGAGTACTGGGGTAATAAATTTAGTGAATACGGGTTCGATATTGACCCGCTGTTGACTAATGAAATTAAAGATGTTTCAACTATGAGAAAGGGGTTCATGCAAAAGAACGGCATGTTCTTTAGAAAGAGATGATAGAAATTCTTATTGTAGCCATCATGGCTGTCACTAATCCAACAGAACACGATATGTATGTGTTTACAAACCCTACATTCAAGACAAAACAAGAATGTGTTGATCATGTTCAAGAAGATATATTTAGATTGAATATGCATTTAGATAATGTCTTTGATGGTGCTCCAATAAGCAATTATCTATGTATCCCTAAGGATCAACTCCATAAGTGGATTGAAGAAATGAGAAAAGGTGATAGTGTATGAGTAGTAAAATTGCAATTGCGTTAGAACGCAAATATGAAGGTGAAATAGCTGAAGCTGAAGCGAATATTGGTGTATATATGTCTAATCCAGTTGGTATTGGAGAACACTCTGACATTATTGGAGCCATTGATACACAAATGGATAAACTGGCATCAGCTGAAGAGAAATTGAAGATTTTGAGGGAATATTGGTTATGATTCGTATGTTCATTGGGTCGTCTTCTATGGGTGAGGATGAACCCATAGAAAAGGTATATCATTACTCACTAGAACGCAATGCGTCAGATGATCTTGATATCACGTGGATGAGACAATCTAATGATAAAGATTCGACATGGAATGGATGGACTACAAATAGGTGGTCAACTCCATTCAGTGGATTTCGTTGGGCGATACCAGAGTTATGTAACTGGGAAGGGAGAGCGATTTACACTGATTGTGATATGATCAATTACCGTGATATGAAGGAGTTACTCAATATAGATATGGAAGGTAAACCCATTGCTGCTCGTAAGGGTAAACGGTTTGGTGGTCATGAGTTCTGTGTAATGGTATTTGAATGCTCTCATCATTTACTAAGGGATATATTAGTCCCTTTAGCTCGTCAAAAGAAGTTAGAGGACTATCATCATCGTATGATTAGTATGTTCAGTGGGAGTAATCAAGTATATGATTTAGACCCTCGGTGGAACTGTCTAGATGGAGAGGACAGACAACTAGGCGATATCTATCAATTACACTACACTAGTATGCCCACTCAGCCATGGAAACCGGGATGGTTTAC